CAAGTTATCTATGTAGGGAAATCAAAAGTAATCAAGCAGTTTTACCGAATTGCTATAAACAAAATATACTACAAGTCAGAAAAGACTAAACTTTGAACCTCTTTATTATGGGATTTTGTCCCATTTTAAATGTCCAAAGGTGTGTATAACCAGTTTAAAAAAGTTTGGTCGTTGTCCTAATTTTTATATTTCACGCATGCGAACATTTATGCGTAGGCGTTGGGCGATTCTTCTAAATTATGTCTAGCTTATAATGATTAATCAGAGAGAATAGGATAATATCGTAATAGAATATGATAATATCATAATAGAATAAAAAATTGATTTCCGCCGCCTACTGTGTCATATACATCATACGATTAGATACAATATGGAAACATTCACATTACCAACTATACCAGAGGACTTTATAACGGGTCAGCCCTTTGTTGGCGCAATTCATCCCAGTTTGAAGCAACTAAATGATTATATTACCCGCAAGTTTAAGCGTGATTTTGTAGGCGTTGATATTGTCTCATTGAATGAGTATGTTGCAACAACGAAACAACCGTGGTCAAGCGGCGCTTATTACCTATTTGGCCAATTGCTGACCAGTTTTGATGCTCCATTAACGAATGAATTATTACAAGAGGCAATTCGTACAGATGCGCGGCGAAAGATTGACTATGGCAGCCCGTGTAATAGTATGGAGGCCGCAAGTATAAATCATAATATTCGCGTCTTTCACAACCTGTTATATTTATTACAAAGATATTATCAACATCCATATGATTTAATGGAATTTTATAAACCTGACGGAGAATACATGACAAAATTTATTGAAGAGTCCTGCTCCTAATAAACCGGGGGTTATTTTGATAAAAATTTCAGGGTTCTTTACTTTTTTCCCTTCTTCTTCTTGCCGTTGCTCTGTTGTTGTTGTTGCTGCTGCTGCGGCGGCTTAGCACCACGAGGCGTTCGTTCCGCCTTCTCTTCAACTCCAAACATACCAAACAATTCAGCATCAGATATGACTGGTTGTTGCTGCCGCTGCTGCATTTGCGCCATCGCGCGAGCCTCTTGTTCCAACTTTGCCCTGGCATTGGAGTCCGCCTTTGCGCGGATTCTCTCCTTTGTCTTCTCTAATTTCATCCGTTGATCCAAATTTGCCTGCATAGCGCCCATGTTTACCTTTCCCCCACCCATTCCTGCCATTCCAGCCATCCCAGCAAGGTTACCCATCCCCATCTTATTCAACATGGACTGAATATTTCCCATGCCAGGCATATTCTTCATCTTGTTCATCATTTCCGACGCCTCTGCGATAAGTTCAGACTCCTTTAGGTCGCCAGATTTGATCTTAGAATCCAACTTATCACCCACAGTCTTTACCAGTCCCATCAACTTGGTCGGATTCTTTACAAGCGTCTGGAACACGTCCTTCATATCAGTCGCCCCATCAAAATCGGCGTTTAAATCCGCAGCAGTCTCTTCGGCGATTTCGCGGGCCAATTGCCCCAACTTTCCGTCCAACATCCCAGTAATGTGTCCATGAAGCTGCTCCGCATCTGGCATATTTATGCCAGCACTCTCTCCTTCTGCGTCAGTCGGTTCGCCCTCTTTCGCCTCAAAGAGGCCCTGCATATGCGATAGGGTCTCCTCCAACTTGGACTTAAATTCGTCCTGATTGATCGCCTCAAACATTTTCGCAGTATCTCCAAATGCCTCCTTGTTATTAAGGGTTCCTACAATCGCAAAGGTAATCAGCTGCAAATACTTCCAAATAGTCTCCCGTGTTTTCTGCGAAATATCGCACTGCCACAAGTTTTTGAAATGGATGCTTGGAAGAAATTCAGTGTCTACCTCCGAGTCCGCCTTGAACATGTCATCGTTTTGGTATAGAATATCAAAGAATCGCGGCGGCAACTTTTTCTGACAAAATTTGAATAGGAGCTGCACTGATGTTCGCTTGTGTTTTTCATAAGCAGCACTCCTCGCCTCTGCGTCTTCAATATGACTATAATGTTGCGGCGTCTTTAACCATTTAATTATAAACGGCTCGTATTCAGGAAACGTTGTTCTTATATCACCTACAAAATCACAAATTACTTTCGTAAATTCTTCCGGAATTGCCATTTAAATAGTATATTTTATATATATTTAAATTCAAATTTAATAAATATATATAGCGCGCGCCCACATAATTAAGTCGCATATAGAAGGCCCGCATTTCCACCAACAAATATAACCATATTTACTCGCTCCTCCATCAAGTACATATTATAGTTGTAATCGTAAATGCGCCAGGTCGGCTTGTTAATACCTACAATGTCGCCTGTTGCCGGGTCACAAATGGTTAACACCTGAGCATAAGGATCAACTGGCGGAGCAATCGTGGTAAATTCAAATTGGACATTCGTAAACCGACTCATATTCATGGCCCCAGATGGGTTCGGATTTAATTGGTTTGTGTCCAGGCAAAAATTATAGCAATACAGACCGGGCGGGGCGTTTCCAGATGTTCTGACATACTTTTCAACAAAATTATAGACGCCAGCGGGTAGCATGTTCTCCCTATATTGCCCATCTAGAAGTATGCCAAGAGCGACCAAAATATACTGGAGATTTTGGGGGTTATAAACGCCGGTTATATAAAGACCGCTCAACGAGCCATCTGGGTTTGCGCCAGGCCCCATACCAGGCACCGCAGGAAGCGTCGGGTTTATATAGTTATACGTTCCGCTGCTTGGTGCTACCTGAACGTCTTGCGGCATATAGTTATACGGCCAATTTGTATAATTGGACCACTGGTTTCGCAAGTTTGCGTCGCTTCGCTGGAAATAAAACATCCAACTAATCACCATCCCCAGGGAATCTAAATTAAGTTTATTTTGCCCGGTAATATTGTAGAACGGTGTCTCATAGACTTGTCTAAACAAATATTTCTGCTCATTCTTGGCGAAGAGTTCAGACTCATCATTAGAGAGAAAACAATATGTACAATTTAAATTAATGTCCGCATTCCACTGGGTCCTCGTGTCTATGTATGATATTGGACCAAGAGCCACATCTGGCGGCGTTTGAAGAAATCTATAGAACTGCATATAAAATTGGTTGAAATTGGGTGCGACAACAGGAAAATTGTTTGTATAATCCATTACATCACGGATGGTAAACCATTCATTCATTGGCCGGAATGACACGCTAATCTGAAGCTCATTGTATTGAAGAGCGACGAGCGGAAACGCCTGCATTGTAACCAGGTTAAACCATGCTCCGAGCGGAATGTAGAGCGTGCGTCCCATGATAGACGGCTGTGCTCCTGCGGGGCTGTCGGTATAATAAGCATTAGGGTATGCGTTCACACGCGCGCCCGCATTCGCAGGGTCGTTTAGCTCGGCAGTTTGACCAATCATCTCGTTGAATAGTGCCAACTTTTCTGCGCTAAAGTCTCTCTGTGTGGATGCCAACAAATATTGACCCGAATATTCTTGCAGCTTTTGATTACCGCATGTTATGGTAATACGGCTAATAATCTGCGCGCCAATATTCTCAATCCATTGGAAGTCATATGGCGCCCAATCGGTATATTCCGTGGCCCCACTCTGATTCGTGTACGCCTGCGGAGGCAAAACGGGACTCCAAATAGTAGGCAAATTTATGGAGATATAACAGTCCATTAGCAGATCCGCATAGCGCTTTACCTTGAAAACAAACGTAGACTCATTTGTTAGGCCCAACGTAGGTGTTCCCTCGTAATCCAGGCGAAAGTTTTGTTTCCCGAAATTAGTATACTTTTTATAGGTCGCCTTCCAAAAGGTCTTACTTGGATTACCATTTAGAATAATATTTTGTTGTCCAGCAGCCACAAGGTTCATTAATCCTCCAGCCATATTTAAGTATATTATATATAAATTTTTTAATTCTTAATTTGCTATAATATAAATTACTGGCTTAATGCTACATTTTCTTCAGTGCGGTTGTTGGATTTATTTCATTTGTAAAAAGGCCGCTGTAAGAGGTATTTTAGTAATATGTCACGACTAAAAATAACTTATTATATTATATTAGATTAATACGAATGGACAAAATTGTACTATTGATTGGTGTTGCGGTGGCCGTCATTTTTATACTACTTGCGTATGTTTACATAAGGCGTCGGGTTAACTTGGAACAAAATGAGTGCGATTATATGAATACTTTATATCCCAGTGTGAATGGAAACATTCGGTCTATTTCCGCAAACGACTCTGACTGCAGCGGCAACCTTTATGATTATTATATTAAAACCGCATTCAATGCGTGCTCCGGTGGATCATATAAGGATGATTATGTGGACATATGTAATCTAAAGGCGGTGCTTAAGCAGGGCGTTCGTTGTTTGGATTTTGAGGTCTACTCTATAGATAATCAGCCTGTTGTGGCCACCTCTACTTCGGATAGCTTTTATATTAAAGAGACCTACAATTCAGTGCCTTTTAGTGGGGTAATGGAGACAATTGCTGGCTACGCATTCGCAAGCGGAACTGTCCCGAATCCAACCGATCCGCTTATAATTCATTTGCGGATTAAGAGCACAAATCAGGAGATGTATTCTAATTTAGCGGATACACTTAAGTTATACGATAATATCATGCTTGGAAAAGAATATAGCTTTGAAAACTCAGGGATGAATTTAGGGACAGTCCCGCTGCTAACATTTAAGAATAAGGTTATTTTAATTGTGGATAGAAGCAACGATGCCTTCATGCAGAATGAGGCTTTTTTGGAATATGTTAATTTAACTAGTAACTCGGTGTTTATGCGCGGATATCGCTACTATGATGTTAAAAATAACCCCGACGTTCAGGAGCTAACAGACTTTAATAAAACTGGTATGACGATTGTGTTTCCCGACACTGGGGGCGATCCGGCGAATCCAAGCGCGTTATTGTGCCGAACATATGGGTGCCAAATGGTGGCTATGCGGTATCAACAAGTTGACAATTTTTTACTTGAAAATACGGAGTTCTTTGATGAGGGGGGGTATGCATTCTGTTTAAAACCCGCAAATTTAAGAAACCAGGTGGTAACGATTCCGGCGCCTATACCGCAAAACCCGGCTTATTCATATGCTACGCGTAAGGTGGAAACAGACTTCTATAGCTTCAACATTTAATAGACGGGTGACTGAATTATTATATAAAAATTGTATAATAATTAATCTTCATATATGTATAAGAAGGCATGACTCAAAAAAATATATGCAGAGGATTAAAATTTTCTGACTGCGAGCTAGCTATTCTCCGCCAAGCGGTTGATAAAGCAGAAGAAAAAATAGGAAAGCGTGTTGTAAATTCGCGCGAAATTAAGCAAATTATTACTATAGTTGAGGACTTCCTTAAGAAAAGGAGCCTCATTTGCTACGGAGGCACCGCTATAAATAATATACTACCAATAGACGAACAGTTTTATAATAAGGAGGTTGAAGTGCCCGACTATGATTTTTTTTCAACAGACGCGTTGCACGATGCGAAGGAGTTGGCCGACATTTATTTTAAGCAGGGGTTCACTGATGTAGAGGCGAAATCGGGCCAGCATGAGGGAACATATAAGGTGTTCGTAAATTACATGCCAGTCGCAGATATAACTCTTTTACCCAAAACCGTCTATAATGCGATCAAAAAGGATGCGCTGCGAGTTGGTGGGATATTGTATGCGCCACCGAATTATTTAAGAATGTCCATGTACCTGGAATTATCACGACCTGCCGGTGATACAAGTCGCTGGGAAAAGGTGCTAAAACGACTCACGCTATTAAACAAACATTTCCCCGTTACAGATGTAAACTGCAATTCCGTGGAGTTTCAGCGCGAAATGGAAAATAAAACGGAAGAAGACCATATTTATGACAACGTGCGGAATACCCTAATAAATCAGGGCGTTGTCTTCTTTGGAGGGTATGCGATTTCTCTATATTCTCAATATATGCCTAAGAATTTGCGCCACAAGTTGGAACGTTACGCTGACTTTGATGTCTTGGCCACTGACCCGCAGACAACCGCGGAAATTGTCAAGGAGAGATTGGGAGATATTAACATTAAAAATGTAAAGGTTATAAAACACGCAAACATAGGCGAGGTTGTCCCAGAGCACTATGAGGTCCGCGTTGGAAGTGATACAATTGTATTTATATATAAACCGATTGCGTGCCATAGCTACAACAATCTTAGCATCGGCGGGCAAAATGTCAAGGTCGCAACCGTAGACACCATGTTGAGTTTTTATTTGGCGTTTGTCTATGCGGACCGCCCTTATTACAACCTCTTTTTGGATAGGATATTATGCATGTCTAAATATCTGTTTGACGTTCAACAGAAAAATCGCCTGGAGCAAAAGGGGCTACTTAGACGTTTCAGTATCACGTGTTATGGGCACCAAGAGTCTATAGAAGAAATGCGCGCGCACAAGGCGGAAAAATACAAGGAACTCAAAGAAAAGGGTGACCAAGCAGCGTTTGAGGAGTTGTTCTTAAACTACAAACCAGGCGATTTAATAGATAAATCAGATGGTGTAAAGGGTGTTGTGATGCAGACGAAGAAGAAGATTGGTAAAAATGGGAAAAAGGGAAAAAAGGCCGTCTCAAAAAGGAAGACCAAAAAGGCAAAACAACTCGCGATTTACGGTGGAAAAACTGCGCGAAGACGGTAAACTATCGCTCACACGTGTCTCCGTAACAACTATCTAGCTTGTCCTGAAATGTCACTCGTGGACCCCGTCTGGTAAATTTGTATACAAACACAATACCCGCAATAGCCATAAGCATCGCGGCCAAAATATACATTGTGTAATCAGGTGAGTCGACGGGCGGGGTAACAATGTCAGAAACTGCCTCTGCCAAATCAGGAACCCTACTCAATGAAAACTCTGGAGTCGTTATATCAATATCGTCCATTTTTATAGGACAATATTAATACTAAATTATTTGAACTTATACACTTGTAAACTTATAAACAGCGGCTTTCTAATATTGTTACAAAAATGTCGTATAATATTTTTGAACCCATTTTGCATATAACGCTCTCCTTAAATTCCCTCGGAATGCGCCGTTTGATTAAGACTACGAAATATATAAAATATATAATGAGTTTTTCTATTAACCCCTTAACATAGTTGCTTCCTCTGCCAAGGATACTCCATTCATTCACATAACTGCACATTTGTGTGTTTGTCTGTTTTATATAAAACGAATGTATGTCTAATAAGCCGGACAAAACTCTATGATAATTTGACTTTTCGTTCTTTACATTCAATAAGTTGCTTATTTTATCTGCGCCAAATAGGTCCAAATACAGAATCTTACGGTTAACATCTGTATTAAATACAAATGGGGTGATCCCATCCATATATTTTTTTTCATACAACACATTACCGTCTATTAAAAATGGGATATACGACGACTTTACAATTGTTTTCAAAATATCGCCCACATTTGCGTATTTAGATTTTACAGGCTTTTTACCCTTTTTTATATTATGGTACGTAATAAAGAATTTGCAATTAATCCGTTGACATATATCATGCGGAATATGAGAGCCTAAATAATTGTGTAATTCCTTCACAAGTTGTAATTTATATGACTGTCTAAAGTCCGCCGTAATTACTTCATATAACTTGGTCATAAGATGCAGCCCATCAATATAATACAGAAACCCAGCGATTGCGCCAACACTGCAGCCGGATATTCTGTTTATTTTAACATAGTTACGCTTTTCCATTTCCTTTAAAAAGTAGAGGGCACCTACTAGATAGCTGCCGTTAAATGCGCCACCATCCAATACCAAGTCCAAACTTAGCGGCTCCTTTGAATTTTTTATATCATCCGGCAAATTATCAATTAATTTTGCGACAAATTCATTAATCATTGAATTACTATAGGCCTCTATTTACTATTTCACGATAAAACGAAATTTATTATACAATTTTCTTGTTTTCCAGTAATCTTTTGACAAAATCGTGCTCGTTCTTATATTGCACGTAAAAATTTATCAGTTCGGCGGGGGAATACAAAAACTCCTGTATTTTTTTCAATTTGCCCGTATTTAAGGTACTCCCAAATAGATGCCGATGCATTTCAGCAATTGTTTTGTGGCTCGCATTGCTCAATTCATGCGTTATATCAATTCTTCCGGGCCGCGTAAGGGCTGGGTCCAATTTATCATAATGATTTGAAGAAATTACCAATATTCTCCCAGGGGTCTCTCTAATTCCGTCCCACAAATTGAGAAT